CCAGATCACTGACGGTCCAGACACCCAGTTGAAAATCAAAGTAGGCCAAGTGCTCATCGGGATCTTTCGCATTCCGCGCTTCATAATAGAAAGTGACGTTAGGTTTTTCTCCTGCCAGTTTAACACCACTGTCGAACCATCCTGCGAACACGCTACCCCCACGGGCTGACATAAAGCTTTTGTCATCGGCTCTATCTTTCCCTGTGTGGTGCGCCAGGATGACCGCAATATCATTCATCTCGATCAGCTTATCCACCCTGTCAAGCAACTTACGGATCTCTGTGTTGCTATTCTCCTCGCCATCGAAGAAGTTAATGATAGGATCTATCATGATGATATCTGGTTTGTGATATTGAATCTCGTCGTGAAACGCCTGGATATCCTGATCGGTCATCAAATTCTTTCTTAGTCTGCCTGACACGATGAGGTTCTCGTACCCCATGCGGATCAGATCCTCATCATCGCCGAACCTTCTGAAGTATGTCTCGATCCTACCCTTCATAAATTCCTTGATGATCTCAGCCTGAAACCACATCACCTTCAATGGCTTGCTGAACGGTAACCCCATGAAGTCAGTGCCTGTGGTCGCCCCGGCGGCGAATGCCCCAAGGAAATTAGACTTACCAATCTTTGGCTTACCCAATAGTAGTACCCTGCTTTGCTTGAAGATGAATGCATCACCCCAGTATTGCTCGACGCTGTCCTCAAGTGTGTCTTCCTGCCATTCCTTGTCGCTGAAAGAGACTAAGCCAAGCGGTCCTTTCTCTGGGGGAGCCTCGACCAGGACGGGATCTTCCTGATCCTGTATCTCTTTCAGGTCTTCGCTGATCTGCGTCTGCCACTCACTGGTCTTCCACTCGTTCACCCCAGCGTGGAGGTCATCCGGGTTGCGTTTGATGTGACCTTGACAGATCGACATAACTGTAGTAGCTGTCTCGACTATGTTCATCGGAGGTTCACAGGTCTGCGCCCAATCCTGAGCCTTGATCTGGATCTCCCTCATCCCCCAGCCTTCCTTGATCCACTTGCCTACGAGCCGGGCAAGCTTATCGTTGCGTCCACCTTCCTTGACCGCATCATCAGTAAGCTTATCGCGTAGTGATGGTTCAACCTCACCATCGCTGTTGTATAAAGAGATAGCATTGATGTCTTCTTCGGTCAGCCAGGGGAGTTCATCTATTGAGGTCAGGCCCACCGATTGATTGCAATACATGGTGTACCCGGTAGAAGGTGCGATCATCGCATAGCCTCCGCCGCCCCTAGTATCTATCTTGTTAGCACCTGCTGCTGTCTTGACATTTTGTTGACCCATGCCATAGAAGTAGTGCGCTCCTCCTCTGGGGGTACGCTGAACGAGTGGGCTCTGCGTGATAGCGCCTTTTGAGATCCAATCAACAGCCTCGTCTGAATCGGCATCGATGACCACAAAGGTGATGCCGGTGATGGCTGCCCAGTTAGCGTTGGGATATTCCTGATGCCAGCGTTGGATCTCCTCGGCTGATGGCTGGATCTTCTGATAGGTAGCCCAGCTAACCCTTGGTGTCTTTGCCCACTTGCCCTTGAGTGCAAGCTCATCATCAAACGGATGACGTTTGCGGAAGTAGGCGGGAACAATCTCTGATGGACTGCCGCAGGGAATGATATGCAAGCCATGCTCCCAACAATCGTGGAGCCAATCTGTTTTTTGTTCATGCGTTATCCCCTGGCCGCTAAATTCAGCCTGAAAAATATGCATGTCACCCTGTCCGGTGGACCCTTCTACTGTGTTCACTTTCTCTTGTCCCTTTTACTTTGATACCCAGTGTAGTAGCCGCTGTTCGTATGGCATTCATCTGTCTAAAAGTTGAATCCTCTGTCTCATCAATCAGGAAACTATCTTCAACTTCCATTTCTTTGAGAACTTTCTGCCACTTACCCAGGCGGGATCGAAAGCTTTTCTGCATCGGGACATTCTTCTCGATCAGATAGTCATCAATCTTTACCTTGTCGTTCACTCTTCTTCCTCCTGTCCACAATCCAAACAAACACCATCCCTATATCGGCACTCTTTGCACGGGTCTATTTCATCGTCGAGCATATCCCATTGTATATATATGATTTCTCGTAGGTTATTCATTGTGTCTCCTCTTTACGAAAAAGTACTCCGAGACTATACAAAATGGTGATTGTTTATGCAACAAGTAGAGCAATTAATTAAATCTATAATATTTGTTGACAAGTTTTTTGAATGAGCGTAGATTCAGTTTTGTAGAGAGGAGAAAGAAATGGAAAATTATGCAGAAGCTGTAGAATCTTTGGACGTCGCAAAGAAGCAAAAAGTAACAATCGACAGCAAGATAAAGAAATTAACCAGGGAAGTTCTGGAGCATCAAGAAGCTCAGGCATCAGTCCTGCTGCTATCAAACCAAGGTGGTGAGCGCACTGTTCAAGGTGTGACATTCGAAGTCAAGCGTAATTATGAATGGGATCAAGATCAGATTGAGGCAGCTTTATTGCTGCTGAAAGATGAAGATTCTTTGCCGTTCTTGACTAGACTTTGGAAAGTTAACATGAGCAAATACAAAGATTGGGGAATGCTCAATCCCAAAAATGCTCAGATCTTTTCAAACGCCTTAGCAACTAAGCTGGGCAATCCTACCGTTAAGAAAATTGATCTTGATAAATTCAATTCAAAAGAGGAAAGCTAATGTCTGCGATATTGGAAAACGTAAGAAAAACCTCTGCTCGTTCTGATGAATCATCATATCCGCCATTGCGAATAAACATCCAGGGAGTAGATGGGATTGGTAAGAGCACCTTCGGCGCAAACGCTGACGGTGCAATCTTTATTCAGGCAGAAGATGGCCTGAAGTATATCGACACTCAAGCGTTTGATCTATGCGAGAAGTGGAATGATGTCTTCGGGCATTTACAAATGTTAGCAAACGAGGAGCACTCTTTCCGTACTCTGGTCTTTGACACCACAGATGCTGCAAGCATTTTGGCCGAGGCCCATGTGTGCGAGAAGGAAGGGTGGTCATCCATTGAAACGCCGGGTTACGGCAAAGGGTACACGGCAGTGGCAGAACAATTCGTTAAGCTGCTTAGTGCATTCGACTATCTTGTCAACCAAAAAAACATGAACGTTATCTTGTTGTCTCACGTTCAGGTCAAGCCTTTTAACGATCCGATCAATGAGAGTTATGATCGTTGGGAGATGAGGTGTCATAAGAAAGTTAATCACCTGATTAAAGATTGGGTGGATTTCAATCTGTTCGCTAACCATGACGTTACCGTAACGAAAGAAGGCACGAAGAACCGTGCAGTAAGCTACGGTAATCGAGCACTTCACACGAAATTCTCTGCTGGGTTTGATGCTAAATCCAGGCTTGAGTTACCACCTAAACTTCCGTTTGAGTGGGATGCATTTATAGATGCATACAAAACCGCGCTAAATCCAGCGCAGAAAACTAAACTTACAGCGGCCAAAGGAGCTAAGTAATGGGCATATTAGATAATGGTATTGATTTAAGCGGTGTCGATGAATCAGCGAGTGGCGATTACTCGCCTGTCCCTGATGGTCAGTACACCATCGAGGCTCTTAAGTTTGAGGACAGAGTATACAACAGCGGCAACGCTGGTATTGATATTCAGTTCACCATCACTGGGCCTACCAACCAGAACAGGAGAATCTTTGAGACTTTTGTACTCACTGGTAATAACACTACTGTGGCAATGGGTAGAATCAAGGCGTTCATGAGGGCTGCTGGCATTGATGTGGATAACGTGCCGCTCTACAACCAGACGTTAAGTCAGGCAATGAACACGCCGGTCGAGGCCAACATTGGAACGAAGCCAGGTTCAAATGGTTATCCGCCGAAGAACAACGTCAAGTCGTTCCTTGCTGATAACACTGCACCTGCAGTTGCTGCGCCACAACAGGCACAAGCACCTGCGCCACAACAGGCACAAGCACCTGCGCCACAGGCGAATCAACCTGCTGGGCAGCAGGTCAACTGGCAAGAGTAATCTGCTGATAAAATCCACAGGGTACGGTGAGATCCTGAACCAACGCCAAAGAGATTCTTGGCAGAGAAGGTCTTTCTCTTTGGCGGTACACCACTCACAAAAAAGGAACTGAAATGAAACTAATAAAATGTAGGCAACGTGGAACGTGCGATACCTGCAAGGGTGAAATTAACAAGGGCGATCTCTATCGCAAAAAAACAAAATCTATCGGCTCTCCAAGAAAAGAGACCGTGGAATACAACGATGACTATCCGAGCTACGTCAAGCATGGATTCGCCTACGCCATCAAACTATGCGAGGGCTGTGCAAATGAAGCATAAAAAAGAGATGACAAATGAGTTTTGAGGAGTCAGAGATGACCGTTAAATTCGATCCAACAGAAAAAATCTGGTTTGCTTTTCAGAAGTCAAACGGCAATCCCTGCTTAGGAATAAGCCCCAGCATGAATGAAGCAATGGACTATTGTGCAGAACAAGTGGAGGAGAATAAGAATGAAAGATGAAAAAATAATTGCGTTCTATGATCACTTGCAAGATCTGATAGATGAACATGTAACAGAAGAGTTACCTCATGGAACCTTAATCCAAGAGCTTATGTCTTTATCAGTCAGCAATGCCTACATCTTTGCTGACAATACAGATCAAGTTGATTGGACCATCAGGTATATCAAAAAAGAAGCGTTGAAGAAGCGTAAGGAAATGGAAGATGAATTCCTTCCTGAAGGAGAATTACACTAGCTATGGAACTCAGAAACTATCAGAAAAAAGCTTTAGCAAAAGCTCACTGCTGGTTTAAAGAAGAAACAACATATCCCCTCATTGTCCTACCGACAGGGGCGGGTAAGACCATCGTCTTTACCATGCTAATCAAAGACCTCTACCTTGCAAACCCAAGCAAAAGGTTTCTCATCCTGGCTCACAGACAAGAACTCATTAGCCAAGCAGTCGATAAACTACTCAACGTGTGGCCTGATGCCCCAGTAGGCATACTTGCTGCCAGCCTCAAGCAATTCAATCACACAGCGCCTATTGTTGTCGCCAGCAGAGATACCCTGGCTTCAAAGAAACGTCTGGAGAAATCCTACCCTTTCGATTACATCATCATAGATGAGGCGCATCACGTTTCCCCTCAGATGAATACTCGATACCGAAAGATCATTGATCACTTTGAAGAGATCGGTTGTCCCAAGATCCTGGGCGTAACCGCTACACCGTACCGGATGGGCCAAGGCTACATCTATGGTATGGACGATCACTTCTTCGGAGGTGTGGCCTACAAGGCGACCATTCCTGACTTGATCAAGCAGGGTTACCTGTCCAGGCTGTCATCGTTCAAGGTGAATGACAATGCAGTCATTGATGCCTCAAAGGCGAGGGTCAAGTTCAAGGGTGGGGACTACAGAGAGTCGGACCTTGAAGCATTGGCTATCGTAGATGAAACCATCTATGCAATCATCAACGATTGGCTAGAGAAGGCATACTTAAAAGGCAGGAAGAGCACGGTGTTCTTCTGTGTCAGCGTCCTTCATGCCAACAAGATGGCGCTCTACTTGAAAGATCACGGGATTAAGGCAGCGTGTGTCACGGCTGAGACTCCCATGGATGAGCGCGAAGATATCCTTAATAGCTTTGAGCGAGGCACGATCAATGCGCTATGTAATGTTGCGGTCCTGACTGAGGGCTGGGATGCGCCCCGGACTGATTGCATTGCATTGCTTAGGCCCACCAAGTCGCTTGGTCTGTATGTGCAGATCTGCGGTAGGGGTATGCGTCCTTGGGAAGATAAGAAAGACTGCCTGCTTCTGGACTACGGTGGCAACATGGGTCGTCATGGCTGCATCGATGTCGCTAGACCTGAGCGCAACAAGAAAGATGATGAGGTTGTCGATCAGGAAAAGATCTGGATATGTTATGAGTGTCTGTCGGTCAATGACATAGATGATAAGACCTGTAGAGAATGCGGTTTAGTTAAGCCACTGCCTGAGCCCGAAGAAATAAATCCTTTAAAGGAGGATAAAGAGGCATCTGAAACAACCATCGCTGGTGAAGGCCAAGTCCTGTCGGACGAGATGGGTGAGGCTGAGATCATTGAAAGACAAGAGGTGGTGGAGTTTGTTCGCGCTGAGAAAGCTGTCTCAAAGAATGGTAACGATTACCTGAAGATAATGTTTAAGACTGAAGAAAATTACTGGCCTAGATCTACCGCACTCATGATGACCATGCGAGGTAAGCCAAGAGAGGTTGCTGAAAAGAAATGGCGGATTATGTCGAGAGGTTTTGAGCTTCCTTACAGCATTGATTCGGCAGTCCATATGGTAGACAGCGGAGCACTGCTTGAAATAAAGAAAGTTAACCTAAGAAAAGAAGGGAGGTACTGGAATGTCATCGGCGTTACTTTTTGAAGAGATGGATAAACGGATAGCGGAAGATAACGATAGGTTCAGGGGTCACCTTGGCATGAGCGGGATCGGTGATGCTGATGAGCGAAAGATCTGGATGAACTTCCGCTGGTGTTTGCCCTCATCATTTGATGGAAGGATGCTTAGACTGTTTGATCTGGGCAATCACATCGAGGATCAACTGGTTTACTTTATAAAAAAGACCAAGGTGTTTGATGTCTCTGCTGTAGATTCAGACGGCAATCAGTATCGAGCGTCCTACCTGGGCGGTCACTTTGGCGGCAGTTGTGATGGCTTTGTGAAGCGAGTGTTTGAGGATGACCTTGAAGAGATGCTTGTGTTTGAGGCTAAGTCAGCTAACGATAAGAGGTTCAGGGAGCTTGTTAAGCTTGGCGATTACCAGGGATGGTCACAGGCTTACCAGTGGCAGTTACATTGTTACATGGGTTGCTTCGGGTTAGAGAAGGCGCTGGCGGTTGTGCTTAATAAGAACAACAGTCAGATCTATTCAGAGATCATCGACTTCAATCCATCTATATGGGAACAGGCTCAGGAGAAAGCGAAAAGAATCATCTCGTCAGATAGGCCACCATCCGGGTTAAGCGAGACTGATTGGCGACTGAAGAATGAAACGCCACAGTACCGGGATTCTTACTTGGGCCATCGTTTGCCGCCATCAGTTAACTGTAGGAACTGTCACTCCTGTAAGCCAGATATGGAAAGCGACAACGCTGCATGGCACTGCAGTAGATTCAATAAAGACCTGACCCTCGATGAGCAGAAGCAGGGATGCCGGGACCATCTATGGAATCCCAGCCTGGTCAAGGCAGATCTTATCTCAGAGGAATGCAGTGACGATGTCATGGCGTATCGTTCCGGGATCTTTACTTTCTTCAATGTCACAGCAGATAAGCTGGGGGATAAGCACTTCAGTAGTCCTGAGATGCGTGAGTTGTCAAAGATAGACTATAACTTTTCCGACATCTCTGACCTGAAGAAATTGAGAACCTTCTTTGACGGGGAGTTCGATGAGCTCAAGAAAGTACAAGTTATGGATGAGGATAATATTCCGATCTAGGTAATTCTCTTGGATCTTTGATAATCTGGATAACGAGCCCTGGATACAGGGCTTCGACCAGCTTCTTCTTCAGTGAAAATACTGCCGTTATAATGCCCTTGGTGTCCTCTACAAGGACATCTTCCCCGCACCTATACCTGAAGTCGGATATGTATTTGCACACCCTCTTGCCCTCTACAACGCACTCATAGGGTATCTGTACTTCAAGATCAGAGATCTCGCCCTGGTCCTCCATCGCCTTGAGGATTTTGTATCGAGCCCCCTCGAGTTTGGAGTCGAACATGATGCCGTTATACTCAACCTTCTTGGCGTAGTACTTGCTTTTGCGCTTGCGCTGCGGGATCAATTAGATTCCTAGTAGTTTGTTTAGTTCTGCCTGTCTTAGGGCGG